TCAAGGCTGTAGGGATTGACGCCCCCCCTACCCCATACTAAATGGAGTAGAATCACCCTTAATCTTCCGATGTCCCTTGACTGAGTTGCAATGAATACATGACGCTTGATGATTCTTTGTATCCCAGAACCTTGGGTCATGAGGTCCATCAGGCGGATCTATATGATCAACACATCCTGCTAGGTTATCACATCCACTCAGCTGTAGCTTACAGAACAGATTCGCTGGCTTTCTTAAGAACAACTTAGAGTACTGACTCCATCGGTATGTATATCCTCGTTCATGCGCTGATCCACGTTGCTTATCGTATCTCTTCTGATCTTGCTTGGTATGATCAGGACAGAAGCGATCTTGTGTTAGGTTAGGGCATCCTGGATGGTTACACATATGCATAGGTTTGTTAGGCATCATCCACCATGCCTCTATCAGCTTCCTTCTCATCCTCTTTAGTATCCTTAGTGCAATCAGGGCACCACATTCTCTCTTGATAAGAAAAGTATTTCTTTTTACAGTTTGGGCATTGGAAAAAGGTTGGTTCAATTCTCCACTTCTTGGCCTTTGCCATGCTTAAACCACCGCCTTATGAACATGAAAAAAGCGCCCCTCGCGGAAGCGCTTTTTGTGTGTTTTGTATTCATAAAATTCGACACTACAATCATAACACGGCTTATTTATACTGTAAATGTCAATTTATTATCACAGGTTGTCAAGCCCCCGAAAAACCTGCTAAAGTCCTAACCGTAAGCCATCCACGCCAAAGATCATAATACTTAGCTCTTCAATCATTTCATTTTTCCATCTGTAAACCGACGCCTCTCCACAACTAAGTTCAGCGGCTATGGTCTGAACTCTTTCCTTCCACAGCATTAAACTCTTAACGGGATCTAGGTAAAGTTTATCGATAACAAGGTACTTCTCAGGCTGTCCTTTGTCGATCATCTTTTCTCGAAGCGCTATCAATGATACCTCTACCTGCATTACCATGATTAGGGTTCGTATCCTGCCACGCCTGATGGCGTAGATGATAATGTCTTCGTCGTCCATATTCTCGATATTTATCGCTTGCAGATCCTCTTCTGAAGCTTTATCCTGGGCTAACTCAATGTGTTTTATTAGACTCAAATACTTTTTAAGGAGTAACTCGGTATTGTGAAATCTATTTTTCCTCGCTCTCTCCCTTTCTTCGTTCTTCTGGAGCTTCAGCGCTTCGATGGCGGCTGCTGTGGCTATCTCCTGAATATTGACAGTGCCGAGTCTTTTACCACCCATTGGAATCGATCCTCCTTATCCGCAAGCACTCCATCCACACTCCGGATCAGGACACTGAACGCATCCGCCTGTGTGTATTACTGTTAGGCCACAGCATGGGCAGCCATTATCTTGACGTTGGTTCATTTCCCCATCCCCTCCGGTAAAAGATTCAGCACATGATTCTGCCCACTAACCAAAGCCGATTTGTATTGTGGCCCAAGGTAATCATAAATCGTCGATGGTCTGCCGGCGTTATCCCTCGTCACTAAGTAAGGGAAGAACTCCTTCACGAACTCGATAAACTCAAAGCCTAATGCTTCCATCTTAGATTTCAGGTAATAATACAGCGCCCGGTGAAGTTGGTTTCTGTTTTTCTCCGTGATGTTAGGAATAACGATCCGGACGCTAGCGGGTACCCATTGTTTATTGACTTCGACCTGATTAGTGAACTCAAGGATTAACCGACCTTCGCTCCCCATGCTGGTGAAGCGTATATCTTGGATGCCGTACTTGTCGAAGAGTTCGATGATCTCACCTTGGGTCTTGGCGAAGTGGACTTTGGACTTTGGTATTTGCGTATGGTGCTGGGGTTTCTTTAGGTTTGGCCATCTGGTATGACCTCCTTCGGCTTCCAGTTACATAAATCAAAGCATGTATCACACGGATCACTGCCTAGCTCAGCAATTGCCTCCTCAGTCATAAAGGAATACTGGCACTATCCGCATTTTGCTTCGTTCTGTAGCTCCTTTTCTTCTTCACTCAACACTTTCGGATTTTCAGGTTGAGAATTTAGCACTTTAATCAGCCTGCAGACTTTTTTACTCTTCGCTTGATTCAGCTCATAGAATCCAATACTTAACCCTATTTTCATCTGCTCAAGCATAATCTCAACGTCAGCTATTTCTTCGATGACCTTATCCTTATTTCCATCTCCGTTAGCCTGTTTACAAAGCTCTTTTTGTAATTCGGATAATTCTTCAACACATTTGATAGTCTGATGCTTAATCCCGAATATATTTAAAGCTCTCTCGAAAACCTCAGTTTCGGTTACCATCATGCCGATTCCCCTCTCACTTTCTCAATTCTTGCTTTCAAAGCAACCATCAATCTATCCTGTGTGCTGCTCTTATCCAATAGTGCTGCTATAACGTCCTCATCGACTCCACCCGAAACAATCAAATGGTGGATGATCACCTTCTCAGTTTGCCCTTGCCGGTGTAACCTTTTGTTCGCTTGCTGGTATAACTCCAAGGACCAGTTCAGGCCAAACCATATGACGTGGTTTCCTCCTTGTTGAAGATTTAACCCATATGCCGCACTGGCCGGATGTGCCAAAAGGATATCGATTTTACGGGCATTCCAATCATCCTGGTCTTGAGGGGTTTTCAGTTCTCTTACACGCAAGTCAGTGCATTCCAGTGCTTTCTTAATCCTCGCTAAGTCGTGCTGAAAGCTATAAAACACCATTGCCGGTTGCCCGTTAAGTCCCTCAACTAGCTCCATAAAGGATTCGATCTTGCATTGATGTATGTCGACAACTTTCCGTTCTGCGTCATACACCGCGCCATTGCACAGCTGCAGCAACTTGTTCGTCAATACCGCGGCAGTGCCGGCGTCGATCGTCGAGTCCTCAATCTCCAGGATCATTTTCTTTTCAAGTTCGTCATACGCCGCTTTAGCTTTTGGGTCAAGCAGCACCGGCACTGTGACTGAAATACAGTCCGGAAGTTCTAGGTAATCCTCGGCTTTCATGCTGACGCATATATCACCGATAAGTTTCCTGATAACTTCGTCGGATCCCGGCTTGGGCATGTAACTAAAAACTCGTTGACTGTCGCGTTGGTCAGGGTCAAAATACCTGTCCCGGAAATGCGTGATCTTTTTACCAAGACGCTCTCCTTCGTCCAGGAGAAATACTTGCGCCCATAAGTCCAGGAGACCATTTGGCGCCGGTGTGCCAGTTAACCCGACAAACCTTGTGATATGTTTCCGCACCCACGTCAAGGCTTTAAACCTTTTCGCTTTGTGGTTTTTGAAGCTGCTGAACTCATCCACGATCACCATGTCGAAAGGCCATGCGTTCCGATAATGGGTAACCAACCACTGAACGTTCTCTCGGTTTATGACAAAAATGTCTGCCGGTGTGTTCAATGCTCTCACCCTCTTAGTTAATGTCCCAAGTACTGAAACAACTCGCAGCTTGTTTAGGTGATCCCATTTTTCTGCTTCCTTGGCCCACGTCGCCTCAGCCACTTTCTTTGGCGCGATCACCAGCACTTTACTGATGGCAAATCGATTATATTTCAAGTCGTTTATTGCAGTCAGTGTAATGGCCGTTTTTCCTAAGCCCATATCCAAGAAGAGGCCTAACGCCGGATCCACTAATAGACGGTTGATGCAGTATGCCTGGTAGGCATGCGGTTTGAATTTCATCCCTGTGTCCCGAATCGGTATGTCTTGATGAATTGATCGACCTGCTCTTTGCTGTCTATGTTTAAAACTCCTACTCCCATCTTTCTCATTTTGAACTGTTCTGCTTCTTGCAGCGCGGTTGGTTTTTTACCTGTTGCTTTCAGCTCTACAAAAACAACTCGTCCACCTGGTAAGCACACCACTCTGTCAGGCACACCAGCATTACCCGGCGAAACAAATTTATATGCTTTCCCTCCGATAGCTTTTACTTTGTCCCGGAGATATGACTCGATGTCCTTTTCCCTCAAAGCACTCATCCTCTCACGTTTTCATTTTGTAAACTTTGTACACTAATTTCCCTTACGTGTGTGTATTCATGCGTGTCATGCGGTCATGCACTCGCGCACGTCCTTTAATTTCTTTAATATATATATATATATAATAGTTAGTTTACAAGGTTTACAAACGGCTGGAATCCGCACCCGCGTATGCTTCGGGTTGTAAACTTTGCTGTAAACTTTCTACCTTTTGAAAGTTTACAAGGTTTACAAGATTCTAAGGAGAAAGTTTACAAAACGGAGAAAGTTTACAGAGAAAGTTTACAACTTTATGAACCCTTTTTGATGCCCGTAACCCCCAAAACGGGTTGTACTTCCATGCCTTTTCCAGCCATCTAAACCTGCCAATATGCCATTAATCTCTAAGGCATCAGCTCTCTTCATGAACTTCAACTCTCCGTTCAAACATTCGCACCACACCTCAGCGGCACATATCCGATCACGTTCCAAGGTTTCACAGGTACCCACCCCGAATTCACTCGACCAATATAACCGCCTATCAGCTAACGATCTTTTGTCCCAACCAACCGGTACAGTCCTCTCGACAAACTCTCTGATGACTCCCTCTTTAACGTTGCTCTCGCGATGTATCTCCTGTTCGATTTTTGACTCTTCTTCAGCAACGCCTGTAAGATATAACCTCTCACCTAATTGCCAGTAAATATATGCCTCTGCCCATATCTGGTCCACTTCGTTCTCGAGGTCAATAAAAACGTTTTTAGTTACCGGCTTCAGCCCACAATCAACAGGCCAAAACCTCCGATTGCCGGTCCTGTCTTTCAAGAATTCGCTGTCGTTGGTGGTACCGAAAAATACACACTGACGCGGATGAACCCCTGTTCGACGTCCAAAGGGCTCTCTATAGATATCCTCCGTTCGGCTTAAAAACTGCTTCACTGAATTCGTCTCTGATTTACTTAAACCGTTTAGTTCACCGATCTCATTTATCCATATTCCCTGAAGCATTTCAGAGGCTTCCTTACCCTCAAAGGTCGTCAAACTGTCTGAGTACCAACGTCGCCCTAAAAGCCTAAACAGTGTGCTTTTACCTAATCCCTGCGGACCTGATAAGATCGGCATATAGTCATATTTGCAACCGGGCGTCATTACCCTTGCGACGGCAGCCACCAGCGACTTACGCATTACGGCCCTCGTGTATGGTGTATCTTTAGCACCCAGGTAATCAATCAGTAAGGTATCAAGCCTCTTTACTTCATCCCACACAACGCCCTTCAGATAACTCTTAACATCGTTAAATGTGTGTTTATGGGAACAGAGTGCCACGGCATCATATATTCGTTCTTTGCCGGTTATGTTGTACGTTCTTTCAAGGTAATGCCTAAGCCCGGCATCGTCTATATCTCCCCATTGCTGCGTTAATGTTCCGTTACTGCTACTGATCCCCCAGGGTAAGGCCCCAAGGATCAAACCTCTATTGGCAAATTCATCAAATGCCAGTTTCCCTTTTAGCAAAGGGTCGTTTTCCAGGATAACAAGCACATTGTCTGTGGTCTTTGCCGGCCTTCCAGTTGTTGGACTTACTGCGAGCTTACTGATCCAGTTTGCAGTCTCTGCAGCGCTGTCGAGTGGAGTCGCAGAAAACTCCTGGACTGCTTTGTCGTATCTCTCCTGGTTGAGTAAAGCTGCAACGTCGGTGTCATTTACTGCAAACTCGCAAGCAGCTGCAAATGAAGGCATTTTGCTTGTCGGGGTGTCGGGCTTAGCATCATCGTCGAGCTCTCCGAACTTATGCAAACGAACTAAGTCAAAAGCGTTCACCAATTTGCCACTTGTGGGATCCGTTGCATGATGGCTGTATAGGAAATTGCCGTTATCGTATACGACAGCTCCACCGTTGGTAGATCCTCCGGTATAGGTAAACCGTCCGGATCCATCGTCACATGCAATATATTCACCGGGCAAGAAGGTTTCAATGGCGTTGTAGATGTCATATATTCTGCAGAAGGCACCAACCACTCCGGTCTTTACTGTTGGATCCCCTTGCTTAGCTGCTAGTCTTATGTGGCTCTGCTGTGCTCCGGGTACCTCTGGCCACTCGTTGACATTTCGCCAGTCTGTGTATGTAGCGAGCAGCCCGTCAGTGTCGAGGAAAGGGTTGTCGCCATGAGCATAAACAAACGTGCTGTCAGAGCTGGCACTTGGCCAGTACATAAGGCGGGATGCTTCGAACGTGGTCGGGTCGCATAGATCAATTCCAATGATGCTCCCCAGCTTTCGCGCTAGTGGTTCATATTCGTCAGCTGTGGCCGTTCTACTGAGGGGTACCAGCACACGCAAACGTGGTTTAACCTCTTCGTGCTTGCGGGTGGAGTAAACTACATAAGCGCAGCCTAAACCAGCAACACGGCGCAACGTGTCTTGCGTCTGGGCCTGTTGAATGTTGTCTAGGTCGAGGGTTATAACGTCACGTCCGACGACGTTGCTTGCCTTTCGCCGGTTGCCTTGCAGCGTACCGGCGACAAAACCTCCAACGTCTTTTAGATCATCCTGTTTACTTTTTGGGAGTCTCATGTACTCAGCGAGTGTTTCAGTTCCTCTGACCGGTGTTCGCAGCTTATCAACCAGCTCTGACCAAAACAAAGTTTGTGTCGGCCAATGCGTGGCTTTGCGGCTCCCGGCAGATGCAATTTTAATTTGACGGTCGTTCATGAGCACTTGGAGCATCACCCCTTATGGTCTGTACTTCGTTTAAACTTTTACTAATAGAGTTAGATTGACGCTTTACCCATCAAGGACATTGATGCTCATGCAAATATAACCATCCGGAACAAAGGGTTTTTGGGTTAAGGCATATGTCACAAGTGCAGTTATGTCTAGGGAGCCTGTGTAGCTATCACTGATGGGGTCAAACTCCTGAAGAATTAATATTTCTCCGACTTGATAATCCCTGTCATTGAATCTCATCTCAAACTTTTTCTTACGCTTTTTAACAGCTTGGTAAAACTCGGGATGTGTTTTCAAATAATGTTTTCTTACATTTGGATTTAATCTCACCATGCTTTAATCCTCCTGATTTCTTAGGACCGCTTCAATAGTGTGAATTCCACCCTTGTTATGGTTGGTGACCATAATTACAGGGGCCTTCATAATGGTTATGCAAATTTCAATCTTCTTTTTTAGACTATTCCATGTCAACTTTACCACCCTGCTTTAGTCCTTTTTGTAATATGCCGCATCAAAACCGGCAGCTTTGAGAATCAGTCCAGGAGCCCACGATATTGGCTGGCCCATAAGTTCACAAACTCCGTTTAGATCAGCTTGATTCTCCGGAACATCTAGAACAACCTCATCATGCACATGCATTATGGTTTGGTACCCGGCAGCATTAACCCTGAATAGGCTTTCTGCTAGACAATCACGCGCGATGGCTTGTACTATGTTCTCCGTCAGCTTCCCGCCGTAAGTTGAGATTACTCCCCACTTCTTTGTATCTTGGTCGACTCCATAGTAGTGGAGCGAATCTCTGTCAAATTTGTTTTTTTGTAGAGAGGGCTTAGGATAAAACAATTTTCGCCTACTGGGCAAAGTGACTGTGAAGAAATCCTGCTGGGTGTTGTAGTCGCTTTCTCTGGCGAATATTAACCCTCTAATACCGACCGGCCTTCCGGTCCTCATTACCTCGATCGCTGCACCGTCTAAGCTGTACCACAGGTCAACGATCCGTCTATTTGCAGCTCTCCAACGCTTTACGATGTCCGGAAGTTCTTCTTCGGTAAGGCCCATTTTCTTATCAAGTGCACCCATGGTGATTAGCGCTCCAACGCCCCCTTGATACCCGAGGGCCAACTCTGCAACCTTGCCTTTTTGTCGAAGATCATACTCGGGATTACCCTTTTTAATTAGTGCAAGCTCTACACCGAACATTGCAGAAGCACTGGCCTCATAGATCTTGCCATGAGTAGCAAACACGTCGAGTCTCCATTGTTCTTTTGCCAACCATGCAATCACTCGGGCCTCGATGGCACTGAAGTCCGCAACTACAAACACGTTACCCGGTGAAGGCACAAACGCTGTGCGGATAAGCTGGGAAAGAGTATCTGGAACATTTCCATATACGAATTTTATAGCGTCCAATTTTCTTAGTTTTACACAGTCTCGAGCATGAGAAAGTGTTTCAAGGAAGTTCCTCGGGAGGTTTTGCACCTGGACTAATCGACCGGCCCACCGTCCTGTACGATTGGCCCCATAAAACTGCAAGAGCCCTCTTATCCGTCCGTCACCGCATACCGCTTCACGCATGGCCACGTATTTCTTTGTGCTGGTCTTTGATAGCTCCTGCCTGATCTCGAGCATTCGCCGGGCTGCTTCGCTGCTTATGTTTCCACCTAGCATTTTTACAACCGTTTCTTTGCGCAGGTCTGCAACTTCTTCGCCGGTTTCCTCGGTAAGCCATTTCGAGAGTTGCTTAACGCTCTTTGGATTATCAAGCCCGGACATCTTAATAGCTTCAGCCATTAGCTCTCCGCTGACAACCTCGTCACAATAAAGAGCTCCATCAATTAACCCTTCGTCAACTGCGACACCATAAGCGTTTATCCATTGATCGAGCACCCAGAGAGCTTGTTCCTGATTGGGTACCGGGAAAGAGGACAGCCTTCGCTCGACTTCCATTTCAGTCACAACGTCTTGAATGCAGTAATTTTTAAATAGGATCCACTTGTCCGGTTCATGGTGTGGAAGAGTCCTGGTTCGGTCTCCCCCTCCACCAAATAATTCAATCTGATTCACATTCTTTTTCTTACCCTTACGTGGAACACAGAAGATCCTTATAAGCGCCATTCCTATTCCCATTTTACGCTTATCTTCCGGAAGCCCCAGCGCTATTGCTGTCGCAGTTAGTCCCGCAGTATATCCACAGTACAGGCCGTGCAACATGGTACAACGCCACTGCTCTAAGGGAGAATAGAAGAACTTATTTAAGCAGTACCACTCGAATGTGGCGTTGTAAGCGTGCTTGATCACGTTGGGATCCCGGAGCGCTGCGTGTACATTTATCGGTAATGACTCCTGCTGCATAAAGTCGACGATATTGACCGGCCCTCCGTCAATTGAATAAGCAAATAAGAGTATCTGGAAATCAGGGGACTGGACATATTTGTACAGCCCCGCTTTTTTAAGGTTTACGCTACTGAAGGTTTCAATGTCAATCGACAGGTGCCTAGCCATTCGGGCGATCAATCCAACTCAACTTTTGTGCATCCAGATATTCTTCTAATGTGCTTAACTGCTCCTCCGTACCCGTGATCTCATAAACGGCTGTGACTAAAGGCATTAATGCCGGGGTGCTTACCGAAAAGTCTGCTGTGCTTGCTAAATTAAGGCCAACAGTAGCCGCATTAGCCGGGGCCATTCCCGGAGACACACATTCCCGGCTGTAATCACCGCCCATGCAGACGGGGGATGGTTTTAATCCTTCTGCCTTCAGGACGTCTGCCTTAGCAATCAGAGCTTCAGCTATTTTCGTTTCACTTGCTTTAATTTCAAGCGCGTCTGCAGTTATCAGTGCCTCAACCTCGGCGACTGATTTGTAAGCTAAAAGCCTTAAATATTGGTCGAGTATCAGCGTGTTCGTTAGTTGATACTGAGCATTAGCCAGTTCGACTTTAGCCTTAATTAGAGCGCAGTCCTGTTCGTCTTTGTCCTGCTGAAGCTTTGCGGTTTTAGCGAGGATCGACAGCTCTGCTTTGATTGCCTTAATGGTCTTTCCCTTGTTGTAATATTCTTCGATGATAATTAGCCGTAACGCGTATTTTCCAGTCAATCCGTTCTCTGTGATCAGGGAGTCAATAACGCTTTGCACTTCGACTCGCTTTGCCTCTTTGCGATCAAGTTCAAACTGGTCGTTTTGGGTAGTTAGAGGTTGAATAACTTTTTCAAACTTTTCGGTTAAAACCTTGCATTGATTCTCGAAGGCAGTCACAGATGCTGTAAGATCCTTTTTCGTTGAAATTCGGAAATCCGAGAGAGCCTTTTGACCTTTGCGAAGTTCAGCAATTGTCTTTTTACAGTCAGCAGCTGTGCTTTCAGTGAAAATTAATCCTTGATATTTAACTAAAACGGCATCAAGATTAGCTTTGATTTCTTCATAGTTGAATTTCACAATTGCCGGAGTCGTTTGGATTATCCGTAATGCAACATTGTCCTTTACAGGTAGCGCTTGGGGATTTAATACGTCTGGTGTACTCACAGGCCCATCACCCCGCCTACTGGGATCGGAAACCCGGTGATCGGATCATACTGGACTTGAGGGGCGTATTGTTGTTGCGGTTGCTGTGGCTGCTGACCGTATTGCTGCTGGGGCTGGGTATATGTTTGTCCAGGCTGTTGTGGTTGCGGAGCGTATAGCGGCTGCTGCGCCGGTTGTTGGTATTGTTGCTGCACTGGTGGAGGAGTGTATCCAGCTCCTGCACCAAAAGCAGACTCTGCAGTCATTTGGTTACCCAAGGGCTCACCATCTGCTAATTTCTGAATTGGGCCAAGGCCACATCCGATTCCTTTTTTACCACTGTTGAAATAAGGGAAGAAGTTAATATTCAGGCGGGCATAAATACCGGAATAGACTTCTGATTGTTCGAGAATCGGGTTAACATTCATGTCAACGACAGGCTGTTGTTGCTTTGACGATGCAGTAAACACCCAATGACCTCTGCACTCAGGCGCGAAAAGTTCACCATTTTGCCGGTATCCGTCACCGTCATATATCGGGTTTGGTACTTGTGCTGGACGCACGCCGTTCCACTTGGCTGAAACCCCTACTTGGATGGCTGCGTTAATAGCTGCATCAATCTTCTGCTTTGTCGCAAAATCCGATTTAGGAAGTAAGACCATCACGCTGAATTTTGGCTCTTGGTTTGGTTGGTTCGCATAGGCTTTGAAAAGATGTACATAGCTCAGTCTCACTTGGCCGGTCGTTAAACTTGTCGGGCTAGCTTGTTGATTACTCAATTTCATTTCCCCCTAATTCATTTTTAAATATTTCGGCTAGATCATACTGTTTGAACTCTTCGCGTGGGTCGCTTGCGGGTACGAGTGTCGGTTTGCCGGGTGTCTTTTCCACTTTGTCGGTATCAATCAAAAGCTCTTTATAGATGGGTTTACCGAGCAGCTCTTCAATTGCGGGTGCGCTTAACGGTTCACGTTTATAGAGCAGTGCTTCGGCATACCCCTTAGAAACTAAGAATTTGAAGGCCTCATCGATGTCAATGAACTTTCTGGATCCGCGTCCAGCGACGGCTTTCCAGCCAGGTATTTCTACGCCTTTAAGAGTTTCGCTTAGCGCATAAGATTCTAGGTCTTTTGCCCATTTGGCAAGGTCCTGGGCCCTTTCAAGGATCTGTCCCACTTCTTCATTAGTGAGCAATGGCGGCTTTTGATAACCAAATTCCTCGAGGGAAGTATTGAATTCTGCCCGCGCCCTGCATAGTGCATTTGCTCGACAAAAACGGCAGTGCTCACCAGGTACAAATTCACCTTCGCCCTTCCATGCCATTTCAGCAGCACCCATGACGGTATTAGTCGCCCAGTACATAAGATCGCTTACTGACATTACAAACTCTGAAATAGAATCAAGTCTGGGCTGAACGATCACCATGACTATTTGCTCTATGCCATATAAGATCGAGTATTCGAGTAAAGCGCCGAGCGCATAGAGCTTCATTTGCGGGTTTTCAAAGGCTGAAACTGGTACCCCTTTGCCATACTTAAAATCAATGACGTGCATGAGACTTCCGCCAATGATAATGCTGTCTCCGGTCCCGAAGCCTTCCGGAGCGTACGTGCCGTATTCGAGCTTTTTCTCGATTGCAACATAGGGCAGTGTTTTGTATCCATGCACGACACCTGATACATAGTCGAGATAGGTCTCTGTGTGCCGCAACATCTCTTCTTGATATAGAGGATTAGCTTGTAACTTTTTTAATCTATTAGTGAAGGTTCTAGGGCCCATCGGCTCAACAAATGCTTTTCTTAGCTTTAACTCACCGATCTCATGCGCTAGGCTGCCCTCTTGCGCATATTCGCTAGTGCTATCCGGAAGCGTCTCTTCCAGCCGGGCGCTTGGAGTGCAGTGAAGCCACTTATGGGCTCCACTTGCACCTAGTAGAGCGTGTTCGCCCATTTAGATTTTCGCCCCCATTGAACGCAAATGCGTTGCAAAGTTACCGTACTGATCCTGAGGTAATGCAGTCAGCGCTGGCACTCCAAATGAACCTAGTAACGAGATAAGTTCCATCCTTCGCCCTGCGTCAATGAGCGCTGTTGCTGCGACTGAAAGTTGTTCCAAGGTGTATGTTTGGGTAGCGGTTGGAACAGGCCCTGGCTGAGGGGCTTGTGTTTGCATCTGCTGCGGTTGCATTTGTTGAGGCTGCATTTGTTGTGGCATTTGCTGCGGCTGCTGCACTTGGGTCTGTTGGGGCATTTGCTGTTGCTGTACCGGTTGCCCTTGCGCAGGGGGGAAATACGGGGGCTGTGCTGGCGCTTCCATAGCTGGCGCTGAGGTTCCTTGCGGTGCGTTCTTGAGTTGACGATCAATGAGCATTACGTTAAGGATTGATTTTAGGACCTCGACGATTTCAGGAGCTTTAACTTCAACAACTACGTTTAACATTTATGTGTCCTCCTCTTTTTATCTTTGGTCTGAGATTGTTCCTTAGGCTTACGGATTAACATATCTTACTTATTAACCACCTCCCCAATTGAGGCTCCACAACATAACTCAGGCAGATTGGACCGGACAAGCGCATCGGGCCACACCGGGGGTACTGAGTTTCCGCACTTCGCCACCTGCGTAGCCTTAGACAACTTTTTCCCCGTGCTATCTATGTCGATGATGTAATTAGATGGGAAACTGTTGGCATTGAATAACTCTCTCGGCTCTAGCATTCTCATGCCGATGTCAACGATTTGATAATCTTGACCATGAACCGTCACGAGGCCAAATCGATCCTTAGTTACAACGGTATGCAGGGGTTCGTCGCATTTTTGCCCGACACCAGCTCCGTAGTAAGCCATCAAAAACGCTCGAACCTCTCCATGATGTAAGCCTCCGGCCGTGATTGTGTGAACTGGATCTGTGACAGGGCTGCCTATATTCTTCCCCCTGAGTTTTATCATGTGGCTCGTGACTAGCCCGTATCGGTTCGAAGTATCAAGCGTGAGGACTGGCTTTTCTACCGATTGACCCCTCATTTCACGGCCATTCTTTTCCGTGTGATATTGGGTGAGAAACGCAGTTACAAGTTGAGATTTTCCACCACCACCTGCAGTGATAGTTCCTAGGGGGTTATCAATTGTATGGCCCACTGATTGACCGAACTGACGAGTAATAATCGGTGTTACGAGTAAGTGCTCTGCCTTTGTAGTGATGGTTGTTAGTGGTTGATCTATGGGATATTGCAACCTATCACCACCAAATCCTGTTTGACCAATACGAACAATAAAAGGATTAGGATTGTCGATCACAAAACGCTGAATTCCTCGGGCAATTCTACGCAGCGTGTTCGCTGCCAGGGGTTTCTTTCGCTCGAAGATACTCGGGCAAGGCAGTGACCAATCGATGATCTCTGCAGCTGTTCGCCATGGTTTTAATACCCCCACCTTAACCTCTGCGCTCTTCGGATCTCCGTGAGTAGGTTTAGGCCAAATTATTGGTTGCCCATCACACCTAGCAATGAGGAAAAACCGTTTCCGGATCGTAGGTGCTCCGTAGTCACAAGCCCTTAACTCTCTGTGCTGAACCTGATATCCTTGCCGCTTGAGCGCATTCACAAAGGTTTTAAACGTCAGTCCCTTGCGCTTAGGGTCGGGGATCATAACCTGCAAGTCCGGTGGCACGACTTCTCCCGGTTCAGAGACAACGAGATCATAAATCACCCTATCGTCGTCGCCTTGTGGGGGAATCTTCTTTAGGATGCGTCCTGTTGTTTCATCCCTCTTAGCAATTAACGGTCCCCAAGTCTTAAACTCCTCAACGTTCTCAAGCATGATTACCCGTGGCCTGACCGTTGCTGCCCAGCGAACCGCTATCCAAGCTAAGCCGCGAATGTGTTTCTCAACCGGTTTACCCCCCTTTGCCTTACTGAAGTGCTTGCAATCAGGGCTTAGCCAAAAGAGTGCTACTGGTCTATTTCTTACTGCTTTTCTTGGGTCCACTTCCCATACTGATTCACAGTAGTGCTCCGTATCGGGGTGATTGACCTTGTGCATGGCGATGGCATCAGGATCGTGATTGATAGCTATATCGACTGATCTTCCGATCGCTAATGCGATACCCGTCGAAGCTCCACCGCCTCCCGCAAATGAATCAACGATAATCTCTCTGGTTGTATTTTTCATGTCCCCTGATTCCCGATCAGCGCATTATATTTCTCTTCCAAGGCCATTAGCTCTTCATCCAATTCCGCGTATTTTATAGAGTCTTCGTGACTCGTCCAATCTCTTGCCAGCGCGACTAGCACCTCGGTATGAAGTCTCTTAAATGCCTCCCTAACGTGAGTATACATATTTTTGTGTTTGACTGGTTCGAGTGCCTTTTCGAACACTGGATTTGGAGAAATACCTTTGCATTTTGCGATCGTGATACCCAGTTGGCTTCGCTTTGCATAGACATCGGTCATTTTGCAATGTAATATATCAGCTATTTCCGCGTTGGTTTTACCTTCCTTGCACAGTTCCCTGAGCTTAGATGTCAGCTGTTCATTCCATTTCATTCTTAGCTTCCCCCTCAAGATACTTTCTGGCGTTCTTGGAACCGAATAACGCGCCTTCGAATTGCATCAGCGCTAGTTCCATATAGCTCACCGATCTGCTTCCAGGTATGGTTCTTTTTGAGCCTCCAGATATCCTCAACGTCGTTAATATCGAATTTCATTTTTCCACTAGTAAATCCCAGGATTCCAAAAGATTCTTCTGGGCTCTTTTCAGACAGAACACAAATACATAAGGCGTAGTAGTTTAATTTAACATCGCTAGATTGTGTGGTATAATTAACACGAGAAATTTTCATTGGGGTCTCTGTTGGCGCAGAGGCCTTTTTCATGGCCATTATCAAAGCTTCCACATCCCAAACGGCCTGATGATGATCGGAGTAACTTCCCGGTGTCCAATCATTCGACCATCAAAATACTCTAAGATCAGTCCGTCTTCATCCTTAACCAAGTGAGTGTCGTAGGGCTCTTTTTTTTCAGGGATAACATTTCTGACTTGGTTCCCGCTTAGCATGAGTGTTGCCTTGTGTTTTGCCTGACGCTCATCTTTTAACCGCTCGAGAGAACTAGCGGCTGTACGCCTTACGCATTCAAATTTTAGCAGCCGCTTTCGAATTGCTTTGAGTAATCTTCTTAGCAGCATCTTGATCCACCCTTTCTACCTTTGTTCTTTTTACGCCTACTCTGCGGATAATTCCGGTAACGCTCACCTTTCGACTTCACTGAGCACACAACCGGTTTTGCTAAAATAGGGGCAAATGGTGTAATAATATTTTGGGTATACCAATACCCTTCGGGGCCACACTCCCAAGTAGCACCACAGGAACATTTAGCCCTGATTTCACCTTCAGGAAATTTCATTGTTTGCCCACACAGACAGGTTTGAGTTAAGGCTTGCTTTAGCATGGATCCGCCTCCTTATTCCTTCTAAGGTCTCGTAGAAACACAGTCAAAACCTACGGCTTGGATAACTCTTCTACAATGCGTGCAATGTGTTATGGACTTTCCCTCATCAAAGTCTGTCTTTTCTTGCAAACTTAACGGATGTGTACAGATATTTGGATTTGCTCCGATGGCCGCTCGTTGAGCCTGAAGGCTTTCGATGTATATGCCTAAGTCGTCATACATCCTTTGGAGGTTAACCCCAATTCCTACCGTTACTTCATTGGTTGCCATGAACTTCATCCTTCACCTCCTTAGTAGCGTTTACTTCAGCCATAGCCTCTTCCCTAGAGTCGAAGCTCCCCGCGAACACTCCGTCGATCCAGAGCTCAACGTAGCCACGTTTCGGGACGATCGTGTACGCCATGGTATCGCCTCCTCTCAGATTTCTTAAGCGACCTTCCCTCTCCGGAGCAGCTTAAAACAGCTCCGCGCGATCTCAACCGCGTCACTGAGGCTTGTCCGCTTGCCGAAGTCGACGCGGTTCGTTTTTATGTCCGAGGTGGCTAGATCAAGGACTTCGGCGAATTGAGTATCGGTCATTTTGCCAACGATGGATTCAAGGATTTGCCTGAGCAAGGTTGCTCCTCCTTTTCTTCGGTTACTGGACTCTCACAGTTCGGGCAGTCCCATGTGCCCTCGAAAACTGATGAGAATACTGACTGGTGACAATGTGGGCAAATACGTTGTTCCGTGATCCTCGCCTCCCTTCCCTTGGACTAAGTTACTCATGGTTTCCTCCTAACTTTTTTAAAAAACAGTCATCATGGTGTACTCAGTTGCATAATCTGTAAAGATTGCTAACTTGTCCTACCAATGTTTAAAAAAAATTAACTCACTTCCTTTTTGCTCACCGCTGATTTTTCTTCTGGTTTAGACCAACTGAGAAGCTCTAGTATCCCCTCACGGATCTTCTTTGGGTCGTATATTGGAGGAAGATATACGACATTGCCCCTTGATTTCAAAAACATCTCTCCTTTCGTGTATAATATTTTCGTTTTAAGGTAATAATGTAATTAATATTTACGTTATGGGTGTAAGAAATAACCTTGTTTAAAAAACATAAACAAGTATTGCGTAAATATAATTATGATTTATAATATAATGTGTAAATGATATTAACGTTTAACCTGATGCTAAAATATCAGCTTGAGCTTTTTCCTCTATGTCAGGAAATAACTCATTCGATGGAGTCTTGAACAAACAAGACAATTTTAACATTAGAGTCACGCTGGGATTTGCATTCCCATTTTCAACGTATCGGATCATGGTTCCAGTCACTCCTACAGCTTTACCAACAGCATCTTGGGTACCATAAGCCTTTCGTAACTGCTTAAGTTTTTCTCTCTTATGTAACATTTTTATGTTCACCACCTTTGTCCTAAGCAAATATTACCATGTAAATCTTATTTACGCAATATGTAAATTAAATTTTCTTGAGAAAAATTATGTATTTATTGTCCATTTTACTAATGGCAACCTTATTAGGGTGCGGATCATCCGGTGCTTTGAAGATGGATAACTTTGTTAAAGCTTACTCAGACGCCAATATAGGCGTAGACGATGGAGGAAAACCACTTTTTATGATAATACGTGCAAAAGACGGTATTGGGTTGAAGATGGATGATAAAGTTAAGATTTATGAATATGCTTCCAAAAAAGAATTAGATCTAGCAATAAAAGATTTCCCGATGATGAAGGATTGGCCAGTTAACGGTTTATTTGTATTAGAATCTAGTAACGATAAAGCAATGGAGATTTTTAAATCTGTTAAGTAATATAAACGCCAAAAAGCCCACCTCCATCACGGAAGTGGGCTTTCGTTATGTCTATTTATCCCGGGTCAGTTATTTTACTCTCTTGGATTTCTTCCTGCTTCGGATCAGCGTCATGGAGACTTATCAAATATTCTTTCGCACTGGCATAAAGCGTATTGGCCATACTCTCAAACATTGTATAAGTAATAAATATTCTGGCTGTCTTTGGCAGTAAGTTGTAACCATAACTGACAACAAACATAAATTTCTGATCCCCATTTTTAAGGAGCAGCGCCTCTGCTTCCTTTTCAACCCGGAGCATCAACGACAGAATTATCTTCTTCGCCTCTTCTCTTCCTTGGCTAACCAAGAAGATCACGAAGCAGATCACGAATAGGATTATCCCCCAGTATTGCTGGAGGGTTGATAAAAATACGTCCACGTTGGTTTCCTCCCTCTTAATTTGGTAAGCGCTTGCTGATTTTAACCTACCTCTTGCAGATCTAGCGTCTGCCCCGCTAATTCATGGAAACAATCTGATAAAAACTGGATTTTCCCATCAGTTACAAAGCTATGGCACCTTGATTCAGATCTATGTTGATTTACTAACATAGATGGTGAAAATGTAGGTTTCTCAAAATCTCCATTAAAGGCCCATCTATCATCGAAAACATGATGGCATTTACATCCCTGGCAGTAGATTATATAGCCTCCGTGATTGCCCTGTGAGGTTAAAATTTCTTCAGCTTTAGGCATTAATATTTCTCCTTTACGCTAACTCCATCTTTTTTGCCGCAAAACCCAGCTTATTAATATCGACAATCGCTTGATCTGCTTTGCTCTGCAGCACCCTGACTGATAGATAGATATCTTTATCTACCACCGCTACAGGAGCCACAACCACAGTCTGCGCTTGCTCCTTGTAGGCAATGCCAAAGTAGTCACAGATCCCTTTTGCATGGGCTACAGCAAGAGCGTGGATGAATGCAGGATCTTTAAGTTTAGCTGAGTCTGACGCATGATCAATAAAGCCATTCTCGGTTAGTATTGCTGGCATCGAAGTCTCCCTGAGAACATGGACATTCTGGACCTTAACTCCGCGATTCGCCCAACCTGTGATCTTATTGATTTGGTTATAGACATACTGAGCAGCCGTGTAGGCCCTTCCACCTGTCCCTGCAATAAGAACCTCCGTTCCCGTTCCTCCGCCAGCGTTTATGTGCACGGAAACAAATAAATCAGCTTTAGCGTTTTCAGCTATATTGACCCTAGTTTGTAGGGATTTTAATTGAGTAGAGTGTGGCCCGTTAACAAAATCACCATCACGAGTCATGGTTACAGTGAATCCGTTGTATTGCAATAAGGGTTTAAGGTCTTTGCAGATAGCTAAGGTTACGTCCTGCTCCCTTAGTCCGTTACCAGTTGCGCCGGTATCTGCGCCGGTTGAGTTGTGGCCTGGATCCAAACATACACTTGGCATAATAACAAATCCTTTCTTCTTATTTCCCAAATACACTGGCTAAAAACTCAGGGTTAATGTTCTGACCGATCGCCGCGAGGATCACGATCACTGCCAAGCCAAACGTCCCCTTGATAATTAGCAACCCCGCTGGGCTATCAAAAAACGTCACAGGCCTCGGCGTCTCTGCTACTAACCTAATATCATCTCTGTGATTGCGCTTGGATATCTCCAGCTCCTTGATCCGCGTCTCCATGGCTGAGAGTTGCGCCGTGTTGGTCACCTGCAACTGCGTGAGCGTTGCCATGATTAGCTTAAGATCGGTTATGTCTTCACTATGGCTGTTAAGTCTTGAGGTATTAACCTCGAATTGCTTATCTATATTTTTCCTAACCTCTTTGCAAAACTCATTTGGATCTGCCAAGGTCCACCGCCTTTCGTTGATACCCGTGGGTGCCCCAGTGCCCTACTTCGCCGCCACCCCTTCGGTTTTTCGGGCTTTAATTTGGGGCATAAGAAAAGCCGTCGATTGACGGTATAAGAAACTTTAAAATTTTACGATAATCTATTGATTAACCCAATCGCTTAGGTTATAATATTATTAAGATCAAACAAAGATTAAAAGGGGGTAAGAACAATGAAGGTTAAAGAGCTAATCGAACTACTACAAGAACTAGATTCTGAAAAAGAGGTTGTACTAGAGTTCCATGACAATGAACGCGGTGGGAACTGGTATATCGAACTAAACTATGAAAATGACACCTACAGCTTTCCTGGTATTATTGATCCAGAAACCGTAAAAGAATGGGCTGTTAAGATGGGATCACTTGGTGGAAGTTCTAAAAGTGAATCTAAAACAACCGCCTCACGCGAAAATGGTAAGAAAGGTGGTAGGCCCAAAAAAGATTAAGACTGAAAAAATCCAATAACAAAGCACCCGTCTCCGCCTACCCAGCATTAACGAGTGCTTATCAGAAACACCGGAGTGTCTCGCTTACTATTGTAACAGGCGCTCCGGACAAAAGAAAGAGGAGCGAAAGAGATATGAAATACGTTAAAGAATTTTTAGTCGCGAGAAAGCTTGACGGCCTATCCCCAGGGACCTTGGATCAATACAAAATGGAACTAGCTAAGCTCGCGCACTACATGGACAAGCCCACCATCGAAGCCACCACATACGATATGAGGAGTTATCTAGCCCAATTCAGCGAGATGGCCCAACGAAGCATTAACCGCAAGATATCAACGTCAAAAGCATATTACAATTGGCTCGTGCAGGAAGGGCGCATCACGATTAACCCAATGTTTAAGATCAAGACACCCGATGAACCTGAGCTGTTGCCCCGTAACTTAAATAAAGTAGACGTTGAGTTGTTGCGATGGCAGCCTAAATCAGACCGGAATAAGGCGATCATGGAGTTACTTGTATCGTCCGGCATGAGGATCGGCGAGTTACACCGGCTCAATCGTAAGGATCTCGACATGAACAATCGCCAAATTCGAGTTTTAGGTAAGGGTGGCAAGGAGCGCCTGGTGTTCTTTGGCCAGATCGCAAAGTATTGTCTGATCCACTACTTTAATTCCAGGACAGATGATAACCCGGCACTATTCGTGAATCGTTATGGTGATCGGCTGTCGATCCGGAGTATTGAGATGCAGATCAAGTCAGCTGCTGAAAAGGCAGGCATCAATGAAAAAGTTACTCCCCATATGCTCCGTCACACGTTCGCCTCAGGGATGTACGAGCAGGGAGCAGATATCGATTTTATAGCCCGATTACTAGGCCACGCAAGAGTTGACACGACTCGCAGATATACTCACATCAATGGAGCTGCTATGGCCCGGATGTATGACAAGTTTCAGGTTAGTTGATAAGATTAGGGCACCCAAACCGGGTGCCTTTTTTACGTCTAAATATCTTTGGTTCGCTTTTGCAGTCTTTAGCGAAGGTTATTCATAATATCCAAAGTCTTTAAGCATCTGGTCAACTACTTCATTTCTTTGTGCTGCCGTTAGGCTCTTTCCCTTGTTTTTAGCTTTCAACTCTTCCTTTTTATCAGTCTTAATTTTCATTCCTTTTTTATCGAGGTATGTCTTTAATTTTTCATACATTAGAAAATTACCCCCTTGTCAACCAAGACTTGCACTAAATCCGTCAACGTAGCGTCTAATACCTCGACTGTAGGACCATCATAGACAGGTTCAACAGGCGGTTGGGGAAAGCTGATTACCCCTACTTCTCCGCAATGTGAACAAGTAGCAACTCCGTCAGCATATTTAATAAAATCTGTCGCAGTTGTGATTTCAGGATTCAACTCTGCCCCACAATCACAAAAGATAATATTTCCATCTCTTAGTCTCATTTTAGTCCTCCTATTCCGCCCATTGTACCGCCTGATAAAGTATCGTAAAACCAAGGGTACAGTTGATTAAGCTGATCTGCGGTAAGGTTGGTGAAGTCTGTTTCGATTTGAGAGCCTGCGGGAAGTTCAAAGATGCGTATGTCTTTAAGTTTTATTGTGTTGCCTGTGGCATCATCTTGTCTACTTAAATACAGTCTGTTTAGAGTAATAGTTGCCAATGTTGTTTTAATTATTTTTTGGTTTCCTGCTGTTTGTGGCAAGTATGCAAAATTAAATGCGTATGGATTTCCATCTAAATAGAACTTACTAGCAGCTAAAGTTGAAGACACTACGCTATATAAAAATCCATATTTTGTAGACGTTTTAAAATTTGTATTTAAAACACCAGTTGAGTAACCCACTGGAAATTCTAAACCTGTAGCGTTTGCTGTCGCACTATTGGTCTTTGTCCACTCTGCCCATGTCGAAGGAGTGTATACAGCTTCATTCTTTAGCTTAAAACTTCTTCTCATTCCCATATCATCACCTACGCCTGTACTTCGATTTGTGCGGTTGCTCCTGTGGTATCAGAGATAAGATAAAGCATAGAAGCGACTCGTTCCTCTTTGATGTTGCCACCTGTGAGGTTTAATTTAAACCCATTGGCTGTTGTGACTACGCCCGCCTGACGTTTCCACACGTTACCAGAGTGGACGTTGAGAATAATACTTTTTCCTGTTAAGTCAAACGCTACCATACCCTTGCTGATGGCTCCAGGTACAAGCGTTGTAATAGTTTGGTCTGCCGATGCTTCCCTTACCGTCATAGTACCCACTAGTGGTGTAATGTTTTGGCCGTAGATGTCACCCATAAAAATTCCGTAGACATTGCCCCAGTTTACTTTTGTTGTTGCGACAGCGGTCACGCCGTTAAGGGTTACGGTTTCATAAGCGAATACCCCTGTACCTGTGGTTGTGCCAAATATGGTACATTTTCCAACATCTGAAGCCGACCCAGATACTACTTCTACACCGTCATTCGTTGGTTGATTTGTGAAACCTGACCACGCTAACAGGTCTAACATGGGTATTATATAGTTTGGTGTGTCCTTCGGTAAACTCCCATTTATGATCGTTTGTTCGATAATCAACAACTTGCGCATCTAGCATAACCTGCACTTCTGCCCTGTATTTTTCAGGTACTTGAGGAAGCGGACCACTTGAGGTCATCTGACGCTTTCCACTTTTAACTAACTTAAAATACATATCAGCCATGTTATTATACCGTCCCCTTTTCTAGCATTACCTCGAACATCGTAGCCAGAACATCCATAAGGATTAAGCTATCTTCTCTGATGATTAAATTATCTTCTTTAAGTTGGGCAATTTGAACCTCCAGACTTGGAGTATCGGAGTAAATAAGAAAGTTTCCTTCCGCGATATTTTGTTCTTCAATAAGTATTTTATCAGTGTTGGCATCGAGTACAGTTTGTCTGTCGCTTTGGTCTATGTATTGAATTTTATATAACATCTTATACCTCCTACAAAGTTATTTCACATGCTGGATATGGCAAGGAAGCGTATAGGGAAAAGTTTTGATAAGAGTTACCCGTTGTTCCATTCGTCATATATAGTTGGATCAAGTCGTTACTGGCTACGGTTATATCCTCGGTATAAGTCGTAAAAGTTGCAAGAAATGTCTCTCGCAGCGTGCCGGCAGCTACACCATTTTTATAAATCTGTCCTCTAATCCCGAATGAAGTACTCAATACCTTCATATCGAATTTAACCCGAACTGTACCGCTACTCAATATTCTAATTTCGCGCACTTTAGTTGTCACGCCACCATTCCACGTACCCGGAGGAGTATTACATAGTTCGAAATCTCCCGCGATCAAAGCCATAGCGCTTACTTTTCCGGCGCCAGTCGTTCCATTGTAATAACTCTCCGGTATTGTTTGATCGGCTGTTGACGGTGTTATTACTACCCCACTGGCCACTGGCATAGTTCCTGTTATTTTCGCTCCCAAAGCAACCGTAGCTGTTTTTCCGGCGATTAAATCTGAAGCTGTTGCGTTGCCCGTCCCTAAGTCAATAGCATTAATGGCTGTGATTAAATCTGCAAAAGCCTGGCTTGTTGGGGTTACATTTTTAGCCGCTATTGCATTATAAGTATTTAGCTTTCCCGCAGCTAATCCGGCATCTGCCTCTGATATCCTTAGCTCCAAACTGTTTAAATTCTCTTCGTTCAAGGGCGTTGCTTCTGTCCATTCCACTCAAGAAGCCCTCCTTTCTATGTAGCATGTAAAGTGTACAGGGTAATGGCATCGTCAACAGATTGCCAGTAAGGCACGTCGAGAACTTTAGTCCCTGTCATTGGCACAAAGTTCCTTGTGTCTGTTTTTTCAAGCTGGATCGCTTCAAGCTGTGTTTTAAGTTTAGAATAAGGCTGTTCGTCAATCGGTACGCCTGAGTCGTTAACACTTGTCGCTTTCGTGCCACCGTAGAATCTTATTTTATCGATCTGATCATTAGCCTCAAACGGGGCTATATAAATCGTCGAGAGTATCTCTCCGGTATCTGATCCAGTCTGTTTAGTAACCCTCTTCCTTAACAAAACACCGTCTAAGGAATCCAGCAACTCTATATACTTAACTCGATCAGTAAATGCAAACATCGGGTAAAGTGCAGTCGAAGGAAATAGAGTGTCACTTGCATAGACTTCCTTAAATATATTAGGGTTATCTGCGGACTCCCACGTCTTTGAGAAGGTGTCCAACGTAACAAGGATCTGCTTTTCAGATATGTTTTGACGAACAACGAACGCTTGGCCACGTGTGGCCATAACTTCAAACATCTTAGTCCAAGAATTTTGTTCTGGACCTTCAGCACACTTGACTTTGTACCGAATTTGATCATCAATGAAGTCTATGGTTACGCACTCGATTAGGCATTCAACATTGTTTATTTCGTGTTGCAACAATGTGGTATCAATTACTTGACCAGCAAACAAACCTGATCTCCGAGTTGTAAACATTATTCTTCGTCCAATTACTCCATACTTTTGTAATTTACTATTTGCATTTTGAAATGACGCTTCCCTGTTTGATGTATCCATATCATCTGAAACATCTTCAACAACGCCAGAGCTTCCCTCTATAGTTTTAAGGTTTTCAATTTGTTCCGGATCAAAAGTAACTACAACAACGTCATATTCACCCTGAAAAGTGACCCCTAATGTATCGGATGCCGTTAACAGTGTTTGGCTGTTGTCATGAGTTATAGTGTCTGACCCCTTACTCCAGTAATATTTCTTACTTTCGTCTACGCCCCTAATTCCAACATCACTTGCCAGTATCGGGGTAGAGTTAAGCGTTAATGTTGGTACTTTGGCCAGAGGAAATCCGAGGACCCATGTCCTTGTTGCGCCATCTCCCTTTTTGTTTTCCGTCATCGGATCAGTGATATCCCTGCCACCCTTAACATACTGTTTATTACGGTATTTACTGTTGCTATTCTCTACGGTTAAACTTCCTGATAATATATCTGCATTAGTTAGATCCCAAGGTGCAGAGTATGTTGCTCTAGGGATAAAATACAGTTTTTTATCATAGTCAATGTACCAAATGTATCCTGATCGCTCCGCAAGCGCTTCGAGCGCTTTAGAGACTGGTACGTAATTGAATACCGCCTCTGTTAGGTCTGCTCCATCCATGACATTACCGACCGTTACCCCCTCGGTGGCAAGATAATTAGTTATAATATCGTTAACTACCGCTCCTGTTGTGATGCTTTCATAAGCTTTAGCTATGATTCGTTTATCTGCTAAATAATGATTATCTTTGCATCTAATTGTGTGTGTGAGACTGGTGGTTCCAGGTATTTCCTGCTCATTCGGCAAATCAATAAATCCAGCAAATACAAGGTCTATACCATCATAGATTTCTACCTTTTGATTTTGTGAAAAGTGATATTGTCCTTGCTCATCATAAACAATAAACGAGGCGGTGGAACGCTCGCCGATGGCATCCTCAATACTTAAGCTGTCTAAGATAACTTTCGCATCGACCTCATTGATTTTGACGTTCACATTTTCGCCACCTTTTAAATTTTCAATCCCGTTTTGACTCTTATAATATCTGCAAGAGGTTGTCCAATTGCCTTTGCAAGTGTATAGCTGTCGAGCTGAACATAGATATTTGCTGTGGCATATCCCCCTATTCCTACTCCGCCCGAACCCCCTGCCATGGCCATTGATTCACTATTGGAGAATATCCGTGATCCTCTTGGAGCGTTAATTAACTCTGGCCCTTCTTCTCCAACCCAAGTTAGGCCACCACGCCAAGAATCAGTTCCATCGGCGTTGTAGCCGGTGTTACCCAGCCCTTGATCCATTGTTGGAGCTGCAGATATGTTTTGAGTTATCAGCTGTACTCTCGCAATCAACGGTACATTGACGCCTGGTATTTGGTTTATTTTTTCGATGAGGCTATTAATCATTCCAATAGCACCATTTACACCCTTAGTAAATGCAGTTTCTATTGCTATCCATAATTCACTCGCTTTAACCTTAATGATGTCCCAATTCATGTACAATGCAACTCCAGCCGCTATTAGGGCAGTTATTGCTAGCACGACCAATGTTATTGGGTTTGCCGCCATTACTAAATTGAATGCAATCATTGCAAGCTTTGCGGTGTTTATAATTGTTGTTGCTACTTGGAACGCAATAAAACCAGCAAGGACCCCAGCCAGTACCGGACCAATTAATCCCCAATTATCAATAATCCTTTTTCCCGCTCCGATAAGGCTGTCAAAAATTTTACTACCAATGTCCCAAAATCTGGTTAGCGCTTGACCAGCTTTATCCGACCATTCTTGGATCGTTCCGTCTTTTTGCCACTCTCCAAGTTTATCAACAATGCCCTTTATCCCGTTCTTTAATTTATCAAAAAACCCACCAATAACAATTTCTCCAGTTGCACTGATTCCAGCCATGGTAGCAAGGGTTGTCTGGAATGATCCCGTAACAGTCGACCACAGACCCTTTATAGAGTTTGCCTGTAGATCCATACCACCTTTAAACTTTTCGTCCATAAGAGAAAATAATGCTTTGTTGAAATTCTCTTGGTCTATAATTTGCCCCTTACTATTGACTAGTTCTTTATCTTTCATAATCTTGGCACCTTGGTCGATGATCATTTGTTTTGTGATACCAAATTCTTTGAGTCGTTCAAGTTCACCTGTTTGAGCATCTGCAACAGCTTCAACAGCTTGATTGAGATCCTTATTCATAACCCCTGCCATATCCCCGATAGCTGGCAACACCTCTTTTGCCACTAATCCATATGATGTTAATTTGACAGTAGCATCAACAACGGAAGCAGTTTCAAAGGGGGTTTTATTGGCAAATTCAACAGCCCACGCCATGGTTTCTCCGGCTTTTTTCTGGTCCTTCATAACTACATTGAGGGTATTTCTATATCCTTCTAAGCTAGATGCACCCTTTACGCTAGCTACTACAGCCGCGCCAAAGCCAGCAGCTGCAGCCGTACCAACTATCTTTAGACCATTGCTTATGGCATCCATAGCTGGGCCTAGTCCTCTTTCAGCCTGGCTCTGCATTCTTCCGAGATCCCTTATTGCCGTGTTCATTCCAGTCCGGAGTGAAGAAGCGTCAATCCCAATTCGTACTAAAAGTTCACCTAATGAGGAAGCCACCTCATCACCCCTTTCTGTGATCAGTGCCGCCATACGCGGCATTAAATATCTCTATAATGCGCTTTTGTTCTTGCCAAGTTTGCTTTGGTTTTTGTGGTTTAATCGGACGGCCAGGGATTATTATTGGGTTAAAATCAGCAAGTGTAAATGGTTCCTCGTGCTCTTTAGGATTTCGACAGATATTAGCAATAAGGGAGCTGATAGATGCTGTGTGTTGCCATGCATCGTATCGCTCCCAATGTTCCACTTCGTCTAATTCTACCAAGAGTTTATCAAGCTCGGTAACGGTCAGCTCCTGCCAATAATCAGGTTGTCCAAACGCCTTACCAAACCTTATCCTAGCTTGTCTTGTCCCAGCTTCGCCAAAGACATAAGTGGCCCGAGTAGGCGTTTTACTCCAGTAAAATTTACGTCAATCCACGCCTCCACAAACATCTCAAGCTCGGACGGGTAACATTCTTCGACATCGATGCCTTGAAGCTCCGGGAATATCTCGACGATCTGCTCACCAAGACGATCAACAATTCCAGGCATATCGCCCTTAGATACTTCATTCCAAGCTGTGCCAATTTTAGGGATTAGATTCTCTTTGATATCTTTTATTTTCCGCTCGCGTATTATAATTTCCTTTCCCGCTATATTGACGCTTTTAGACCTCATAATTTACCTCCTACGCTCTGGCCAAATGGATGGTATAGACTTTATCAGCGGTACCCGAAACACTCGTTACGACTTCGACAGTGGTAATGGATCCAGCAGCGCCCAATTTGACTGCACTCGAGGCAACACCAGAGGCGACAACGTTACCCGCAACGGTTATGCTATCAGCAGTGGCGCATGTTGGGGTAATAGTAACGGTTGCTACACCTGTTAAAATTGTAGCGACGTATTCATAGACTCCAGCAACGAAGGCAGGAATAAGAGTTCCCGTGGTAACAACTAAGCCAGTCAGATTAGGAGCCGCCGTGATACCAAGGGCTGGTTTTCCAGATACCCTTAGTGATGCCTTAAATCCCATTTTGCCTTCAACTGGAGCATCATCGAGTTCAAAGCTTTTTACAAATGCGTTAAATGTCCATGTGGTGCCGTCAGGGAAGGTGATCACAAAGGGTTGAACAGTTCCAGCGTTGAAATCCGTTACAAGGCCAATTTGTCCTAGCGTATCTGAGTTAATAAAGTTTCCTTCAACGGATACATCGCCACCGTCGCGGATCCCTTGGATGTACTCTTTGTACCCATCGGCGGAATCCATAGATGTTACATCGATTTCTCCAGCGCTAAGTTTAGGCGAGCTTATGTTAGTTAGTTCGGCAATAGCTTTACCCGCGCGGGTTAAGGTTGTTCCAAAAGTTGCTTTTGCGCCTGTCATTTTTATCAATCCTCCTTAGAACGAATGTGAAATTGAAAACTCCACCGCACAATGATGGAGTTCTACTCGATCCGCGTATAAATCTTTGCTCCCTTGCTGTAAAGCCGTCTGCACATTGTTATTAACCGTTGGCCATGCTTCAAGCGCCAAGGTTACTTGTTTGGCTACCTGAATTGATTGCAAATATGTCTTACTAAAACAACTTAGCTGCAGATCAACGTGCTCTAGTCCACTATAGCCATCATGCGAATATTCGCGGTCGCTAAAGATCCTGATGAAGGTACAGTAAGGAGGCACAACTCTTTGCGGTGCATCGCTAGGGTAAATTTTATCTCCGACGAGGGATATTAAGCTGGTATGACTCAATAGGTAACTTGATAATTCTTCTTCAAACGTCATTGTCCTCCAGCCCCCTCAATCAAAGCACTAACTCTTGCGGCAATATGGTCCTTTACTGCGGTTTTTTTCTTTTTAAGCGATATACGAAGGAATGGCCGCTCGCCTTTTTTGGGATCTCCATGGCCATATTCGACCGATGCGGGATAGTAATATCGCTTGCCCGTTGCGCTATATTTTACGAATATGTTGTTTTTTGCTTTGTCCATACCGACTCCAGCGAAGGCTTTGCTTTTGTTTTTGTCCCAAGTCACATCACTTATGATTCCACCCTTAAGCTCGCCAGTTTCACCTGCAGGAGCTCGAGCTATAGCCTCATCGCGCACAATGTTGGCAGCCTCTTTCGCTATAGCGCCCATTTTATCGAAAAGGGTCTGACGGAATGATCCGATCCTGCGATTGATTTCTTGTAATCCTTCGATCTGAAGCCCTGTCCTTGCCATAACTAAATAACCTCTCTGCAGAGAAGATGGATTTCTATTCGTCTACCGTCAGGATCATTGGCACCTAAGATATCATAGGTCTTTCCGTCATGGATAACTCTCATTTGATCATTCAGGCCTGTTCTGAACCTTATGGCAAAAAGGTCTGTGATTTCAGCGTTGTTCTTTTGGGCAGCATAAAACTCTCTGGAATATTGATTCTTCTTTGATGCTCTGACAGCGGCTAAAGTTGCCCAGGTTAATATTGCCGCCCCGACAGTATCGCGGGTAATCGTTGGTGTCTCTACGACTATCTGTTGCCTTAATTCTTCCGTCTTCATACTGGCATCACTCGATTCATACCAAGTATTGAATCTCTGGCCCGCTCCATTTTCGCGCGATCCTCTGGCTTGTAGTCATCGTAAAGTAATCGCATATGCAATGCCATCGCCCATTTGACGGATTCAGGAACAGCAGCAGCAACTCCATAACCAGCAACAAAACGAATCCTTAATGCATTGACGGGTTGTAAGATCGCAGTTGGCCATTGCTTGTTGTAGCCCAGGATAATCTTAGCAACAAAACTATCGCTATCCAGGATGTATTCTGTTGTGGCAAGTGTAGTTTCAACACTGTCCTTATCAGTGTACTTGACGCTGGTTACCGATTGGACCGGGGAACACGCCTTAAACTCAATATCTCCGCTCGGGAAAGCATCGAGGACCAACTCAAGAGTTTGGGTAATATACTTTTTACCCTGATAACCTTCACACCATTCGCGCGCCTGTTTGATTAGGCTAGTGATCAGAGCATCATCGGCCGTTCCGTCGACCCTTAGGTACTGTTTTGCCTCCGTCAGTGTCATTGGCTCCGTCACTGGCGGGGTAATCACTTTGATTGCCATATCGCCGCCTCCTTCACTATTAAAATTGGAGGCGGCTTTTTGGGCCGCCTTTGATTAAATGATTAGTGCACCTGGCACCAATGGCTCGTATTCCACTAAGAAAGTCGTTGCGCCAGTGGCCGGTGGCCCTGCGCTGAAAATCGCCTGAATTACTCCGGGGCCAAGTATGATCGGCATGTGCTCATTGGCTGCGACAGCAATACCAGGATCAGTTGCCTTGACTAAAGCTGTGGCCTTTACACCATCAACAATAAATAATTGATTTTTAGCGGCACTCGCTGTGTCCGTAGCTGCAGAGAGATCGGTTGCTGCTCCACCCGTAGGGGTAAAGGAGAACTTCAGCGTATTTGCACCTGCTGGAATGGCAGTTGTAACTAGCATTCCAAGATGCTTAATAGCCACGACCCCCGTCACTGTGAACTTTGTAGCTGTGCCGGTTAATGATGCAGCCGCTTGGCCTAGACTAACACAGCGTCCCATCTTTTCTTTTACATCTTCCAAGCGTTCGAGGACAGATCCATTTTCATTGGCAGTTACAAGGCTGGAATCAAAACCATTATCAGCATTGTCTGAGCCAAGTGGCCGCTCTACGTTGTAGCCATCTTCTAACATGTTGCTACCTCCCGTTATTTATTTAGTTTACTGAGATATCACTGTCTGCTACCTCGGCGGTTTGGACAGTTGGCAGAGTTTTCGCATTGTACCGAATAGCGATAATACTATCGACAACGGCATTTTGAGTGTCAATAACAAGATCTCCGCGCACATAACGTTTACCAGGTTGGATCACATCGAGAATGAGTAAGTTGTTGTCCGTGTCATTCCCTGCTGCAGTTATGGTTGCAGTCGGGGTTTTGTACGCGCCATCACCAAGGGCTGGAGCATCACCACAAAACGCTTTTAGGGTAATAACTGAAGCAGCGATTACTTCCCCAAGAATCGCGACGAAACAAACGCTGTCAAACTGTCCCTCAGTCGGTGATCCAAGGTCGATGATGGTACCGCCCGTAATGTCATCCACAGCTGCAGCTGCAGCGACAGACGTTTTAGTAAATAAACATGCTTTTAACAAGGATTCAATCATTTCGGTTACCTCCAATTTTTCATTTAGGCGGCCACGTAAGCGACCGCCACTCTTAGGCTATTAGCCGAGTTTAATACGTGCAAATGCTTCGGCAAGGACAGGTTGTCCATCCGTCTCAAGTCGTGCGATGTAATCAACTTGGTTAGTCCGAGCATACAACTCCATGAGGACCTGCATCTCCATCGCCATGCTGTCACAGATCCAATAGTTCTTCAGGTCGCCGTACATTCCAACGTATTTACCAGTTGTAAATACAGCCGGTGCATATTCAGAGCTGTTTACTGGCTTACCAAGCAACATATCAGGGGTACCCAGTACAACAGAGGACTGCCAGATGTACTGTCCTTCAGCGTCTTTCAGTTTTGCGAGTTGTTTAATCGCTAAGCGGTTGAAAATCCACTCACACCCCTTTTGGTACTGGTCTTTAATGTTATACTTCGCTTCAAATAGACCATCGAATTTGATTTCGGTTGCAGTGTTACCAGTGGAAACATCTCTCGCAACCGGAATACCGTCAGCTGATGGAGTGAACAGCCCAAGTGGTTTTCCTGCTCCATCACCATTCATATAGGCAATTTCCAATAATTCTCCGAACGTAAACACCATTTCTCCAAGGACAATACCTTCAACGCCAGGAGCATTTCGGATAAGAGTTTTGGAAACCAAGATTTCAGCAGTGGCAGGATTCGGCTTGAATAGCTTTTTGCCAAACGCAAGTGCAGTGTCTGCAGTTGGTGCCGCAATTTCAGTTCCCCATACAGCTGATCCCATTCTCGTGGTGCGTGTTGGGTATCCAAGGGATTGAGCTCCTTGGAGAGTCGGTATCACCTTTGCCTTTTGACGCATGAACAAGGAGTTATTCAGTTCCTTGATCAGATCATTGACGAATTGTTCAGGGGCTACAAGGTAGCCGGCTTGCGTTGGGTTAGATTGTTGCAAGGCGTTGTAAACCTTGTATGCTTGTTCACTTCCGGAAGTGATGTAATCACGGAAGGCAGCTCTAACTTCATCAATTCTGCCCTCATCCTGTGCTTTGTTATCGTCGTTTGCTTTTTCGCCGATAGCCCGCTCTCGGCTAAGTTGTTTTTCTTCCCGGAGAATTAACCCGTTGATTTCGTCAAAACGGTTCTCGTTCTTGGTCAACTCTTCTTTCTTTTCGGCCGACATTTCCGCGTTTTCAAACTCGGTCATGATGTTTCGGATACTGTTGGTTACCGTTGCGCGTTCTTGTTTGAGTTCGATCAATTTTTTACCATCCATTTTTATTGCCCTCCTAATAATTTTATTTTGAGCTTTACGAACTCCGCCGTTTGTGCGGATAGATCTGGTTTTCCCGGTTCTTCTTTAGGCTTATTAGCAACAGGCTCAGGCGGTGAAGCCTCCCTGTACATCTCAATTGTTTCGGGTCTAAAGTTTTTAAAGTTAGTCGTATCTACTTTCACATTTCCGAACATTAAAAAATCACCGTCTACTGAAGCGGCGATCTTTACCTCGGCTTGAAGTTCATCGGCTAATCCTAGCTCTATTGCTTCCTTCGCGGTCAACCATGACTCTGCATCCATTAATACTTCCAGATTTGCCGCTTCCTGCCCTGACTTCTCGGCATATACCCCAACTATAACGTCCCGCACTTTATCTAGCATATCCGCAGCTTTGCGTAAATCCGATGCGTAACCCCTGGCTCCCATGAGCGGATTATGGATCATCATCATGGCATTGCTCGGCATGAATACCTTGTCGCAAGCCATCGGAATGATTGAGGCAATCGATCCCGCCAGTCCATCAATGTAGGCGTTCTTAACCTTTGCACCATGCCTCTTGATGATGTTAAATATGGCTTGTCCCNNGCAAAGACTGAGCCACCGCCAGAGTTTACATACACGTTAAGAGTGTCAATATCACCCAGAGCCTTTAGCTCTGAGTCTATGGCCTTAGGCGTTATTTCTTCGCCCCAGAAACTCTCACTAGCTATATTACCGTACAAGAGCAACTCTCCGGTTTTGTTTGCTTTCGCTTTTACTTCCCAGTATTTACTCACTGTTGTGTCCCTCCTTTTAGCGCCCCTTTAGGCAAGTTTTGTGGTACGGAAGTTAATGGGATCATGTTTCCATTGATCGCGTAAATGTTTCCGCCTTCGTCAGCTGATATTCTGTTCATTTCTTCCGAGTCACGGATTTCATTAGCGTTCATCCAGCCATCCTGCCTTGCATTATGGTAATACGCTGTCCTTGCTGCAATGTCACCTTTCAGAAGTTTGTTTGTGGCAAAGTTTGCAGAGAGTTTATTCTGCTCTTTACTGTTCAGTAGATCCTTATAAATTGTTTGTTCCAGACGTTCCGACATCGGATTAAGGCACTCCTGGACATATTCAATGTTAATCTGCTCCACGTTGTTAAATGTCATTTTATCCAACATAAACACCTTATGAGGAGGCACTCCCCATATCCGGCACACTTCCTCGATTTGCATTTTGCGTGACTCAAGAGCCTGGGAGTCAGTGGGGTTGCTGTCCATCTTGTTAACCTTGAAACCACCTTCGAGTATAGCCCACTTGTGCTGATTCATTACTCCGCCGTATGTTTTTTGCCAATCTTCTTTAAACTTGCCAAACGCATCGGCATTTATAGCTGAAGGGTACTCAACGAATCCACCCATATTACTTCCGTTTTCAAAATAGTCTTTGGCATAACCATTCAAGGCCATCGTCAACCCGAGAACATCAGCGGCAATCTTAATAGCATCTTCCGGCAATGTTTCACTCTGAAACCTAAAGCCTGGGGTATACATATACTCGCCCTCGTAAAGTCGTTCATACTTTCCATTGGCCCATGTCACATCAATATAATTTTCAGCGGTTATCGTGTTCCAGTTTTGAAATACTCTGCACGTCGGGATGTTCCAAAGCCCCTTTATGAATCCGTTTTGGTCCCTCTCAATCTTTGCGAAAGCTCCCCAGGATAACATGAGATTAACGATGTACATATGCCAAAACTCGTAGCTTGTGGTCTTTGGATTTGGTAACATCCTCAGCATTTTATAAAGTGCGTGGTTCGTGGCCTTAGATTTGCCCTCGTTCGTTTCCTTTTGTAAATGACAACCTAGCGAGGCCATTGTCTTGGCCACCACGTCAACACACCGGATAACCACGGCAACCTTTAAGGCGGTGGAAGCTGATACATTGTATCCCTTGCCGTTCAAGTAATTGTTCCATGCGCTGTCATCTGAAAGATTTGGCAATGACTGAACTATTTGGTTTTTAATCCCGAAAAAATCCATTATTTTGTTTTTAAGTGGTATTTTCAACTAGCTTTCACCGCCTTTACAGCATGATAATGCCGCGATTTTCGTTGTATGGACAGTAGGTTTTTTCTATTCTGGTTGCTACTGACATGGCATTTATCCATGCGACCATCAAGTCAATGCGGTCTTTAGACTTGTTTTTCATAGGCTTTATGTTCTCGTTGCCGTCTACCGCTGTGACAACGTTACCAAAACACCATCGGGCAAGAAGATTATCCTCATGAGTTAATTGTCCGGCTCTTAAAAGTCGTTCAACTTCCTTCATTGCCGGTGACATTTGTGCCATGTTTTGGGCTACTTCAAGGAATTGAATTCCCTCTTTTCCTAACCTTTGTGTTAACATTCGACTATTCCAAGGGTCTGTTCCGCCAGATTGAAAATTGTACTGTTTGCTTAATGTCACAATCCTTGCTTCAACAAAATCATAATCAACTGCATCTCCTGGAGTTGCGTGAAGAAAACCATGTTTTACCCATTTGTCGTAGGCCACTCCGTCACGTTGGATCCTTTCTTTCATTTTGTCTTCTGGGATCCAACCTTCAAGCAGTACTCGCCAGTCTGGAACGCCATCCTGCGGGGGGAATACCAAGGCCAATCCCGTTAAATCAATCGTGCTAGATAGGTCTAATCCAGGGTAACATTTCTTCCCCACCAGATCGGCTTTTGACCATTTACCTACTGTCGTATCCCAAAGCGTTAACGGAAGCCACCCGATACGTTTAAGGGAGATCCATTGGTTTAATCTAAGCCACCGAAAAAGCCGCTCAGAACTTTCACTGTTCCGTGCGGCTATGGCTTCGCGTCTTACACTTTCTATGTCAATGGTGATTCCCAGTGATGGGTTGATTAAGTGCCAAAGCTCTTCGTCGAAGATATCAGCGTTTTTAGGAGCTGAATAAATCTTTGCGTACCATGATGGATCAATCCAGTCCCCATCGATAATCTTCTGAGCCTGTTCGTGGATCTCCCAACCAATCGTCTTATGATCTGGGTCGTCGCCGGCTGTAGTAATGACCCACCAGAGAGGTTCTTTCCGAGCAGCGCCGGCGCCAAAGGTCATTACGTCCCATAGGTTTCTATTGGGCTGAGCGTGGAGCTCGTCAAAAATAACCACTGTAGGATTCAAACCGTGTTTGGAATATGCTTCGGCTGATAGGACTTTAAGAATGGTGCCTGTTTCGACGTTGGCAATCTCTTTCCTACTGTCAGTTATTTTAAACATTTCCTGCAGATCTTCATTCTGTTCAATCATGCTGACGGCCGCTTTATAAACAAGAGTAGCCTGGCTTCGGTCTGCAGCACAGCAATAGATCTGCCCGCCTGGTCCATCGCAAGCCAGGTGGTAAAGTGATAAGGCGGCGATCAAAGTTGTCTTACCGTTCTTCTTTGGAATCTCTAAATAAGCATATCTATATTGCCTAAAGCCATTATCACCGACTGTTCCGTATACATCCCAAATAACATCATGTTGCCACTTCGGTAAGACAAAAGGTTTGCCATAGAAGTCATCTGTTAGATTGAGCATCTGAATAAATTCAATCGGTTCTAGTGCTCTGCTTTTATCATGAGCCATCCATACCCGCCTTCTTTCGTTCTAAGAAAGCTGACATAGGGGATTTGCCTTTCTTGTCTTCTGGTTTCTTTGGTATAGAGCGCAGTGCCGATTGAATGGTCATGATATTTTCCTTGGAGATATCCATCATCATTTTTCTCTTACCCATTAGAGCTTTATCACATCCGAGAATATTACCTTGAATTTTTACAACGAGTTTAATATACTCAGAAAACGTCATATTCTCATCTTGCCAACTATCCTTTAATTTTTCCAAAGCTCTCCTGTAAGACTCTTGATCATTCACTATGTCCCATTCTTCAGTCTTTAACTTACAGTGGGTATTGATAGCAGCTCCATACAAATCATCATCGTGGTTTATGGATTTCAGGAGCCTTTTTATTCGAGTAAATTCTTTGTGGGCAATTTCATCACTCTTAACCTCGCGCCATTCTTTCAAAGAAGTTCCGGTAAGTAATTCACTCTCAGCCTTTGCCCTCACTTTAATTTCCGCTTTTGTCCGATGGCCCTTTACCAAGGCCAAAGGTTTTGTAGGTCTTCCACCAGGCATCAGGTGCCACCCCCTTAAAATGTATAGTTTTGGGAGAAAAATTCGCGCTGTGG